AAAGTTTTAGTTGTCTCAGTTCCTGCTGCTGATCTTATAATTACTACTAAGTCTGTGTCCGCAAAAATTTTGAAGTTGTAGGCAAAGGTTGTGGTTGAACCATTACCATTATGTGATGATTTTATTATTGTTGTAGATACTGTCATATTCTAAAATAAACCTTTATTACTTGTCGATGGTTTTGTAAATAAATATTCTTGATTATAATCTTTTTTCATTCTTCTTTCTACTCTTTTTAAAACACCCGGATTAATTGTTTCCATCATTTGAAATCCTATTAAATAATCAAAAGCTATCTTTATATAGAATAAATTTAAAAAAGGTATATTTTGACTAACAGCTCTATACGCTGCTTTTGCAGATTTTCCACCCTCTCTAAGAAGAGCATATTGAAATGCCAAACCAATATCAACAATAGTTAATGGAACTGGACCAACTAAACCAGCAATAACAGAGCCTGCATCTCTTTGTTCTTTAAATAATACATCTCCATATATACCTAATCCACCACCTTGTAAAAAAGCAGCCATAATCGTTTTACCTTTAGTTGGATCTTTTGGTTCTTTTCCTTTTAATAAATCTTTCATAGTCATTGCCATATAACCCATAAAACCAGAAGTTAAAACTAATGCACCCATTCCCCTTATTCCTCTTCCTATTTCTGCTCTACCAGCTTCTGTGCTTAAACCGCCTAATCTTTTACCTTTTCTAATATAAGCCATTTCTCTTCCTAAAACTTTATTCATAATAGACATTGGAAATGCTTTAAATTGACCTAAAAATCTAATAGCCTCACCCATACCAGTACCTGCTAATAAACCTTGTGTCATGATACCTTTTACTCTAGCATCTGGTTCTATAACCGCATAGATTGATCTATCTAATAATATTCCAGAAACTGAATATTTAAATTTATCTTTTTCTATTTGAAGTTCTGTTTTACTTAAATTATCTATACCTGTTATTCTTTTAATATCAGCATCTGATATTTGATCTAAATTTGCAACATTAATAAATTCAGTTCCATCATCTGCTTTCGCCATTCCATTTTTTCTAATTACATCCCATTTTACAGAATCAATATTATACAAACTAAAAAACTCTTGTAATGGTTTATTTAATTTATCAAAACTTAAATTTTTTTGTTTAGCATAATAATTAGCCATACCTAACATTGAGTTTTCTTTTAAAGTATTAGTCCACCAAGAAAGTAAGTTATATTTAAAAAATGTTCTTTGAATTCTAGTCCAACCTTTAGTTAAGTTATCACCAACTGTGTGTCTACCAGAAACATCATATATTATACCATCTGCTAAAAAACCCATTCCTTCAACTAAATCTTTTTTATCTTGTGTATTTTTTCTTTTTGCTAAACCTTTAAAACCTTCATACATTCCACCTAAAAATGATCTACCTTGAAATCTCATTTCTGATCCATAAATACCTAAATCAGCAGCAGCAGATATAACTGCACCACCTAATTTAGCTACATTAGCTACAGCTCTACTTATTGCTGACCATTTTGCTACACCAAAGCCAATACTACCTCCTTCAATAGTATGTATAGTTCCATCTACAACTTTCATATATTTATCAAACGGTGCGTAAGAAGATATAGATTGTGCAGAAGCCAACTTTTCATCATCTATCAATCTTTTTTGAATTGCGAATCTAATTTTTTCAAAATTTTGTTTTGGTTTAGTACCAAGAGAGTCTATCATACCGATATTTCTTCCTGCTGTCATTAATCCAGAAAAATAAGTTTCCTTTAATGATCCTGTGCCAAATTTTTCATTTACAGCAAACCAATCTTTTGCAGATTTATAATGTAATACTCTTTTATAATTTGCTCCTCTTGCTACATTTTTAGTGCCAAAAATATTACCAGCACCTTCAGCTATTTGTATTTTATTACCAACAATAGAATTGTAAGCATTTAATAAAAAATTATCTATATCATCTGTGTTTGCAAATGTTCTATCGCCATCTAAATATTGTAATATAAAATTTTTCCATGCTGTAAAATTTTTATTATAATTTATATCTTTACCTTTTAAATTTTCTGGAACAGTTATTTCTTCTAATTTTTTGTTTAATCTATTTGCTGCTGCTCTTACATTAAATTGATCGTAAGATTGTTTAACAACATAACCCCACATTTTTTCGATGTTAGCACCTCTAGCATTTAATTTTTGTCTAACAAGTTCAGAATAACTTTCCATAATTTCTGCAACTTTTCTTATTTTTGGATTTGTTTCTGTTATTAATGGTTTTAAGCCAGTTCTTTTCTCTATATCTGTTCTTTGCGCTGAATACTCCTCCATGGCTATAGCAATTCTTTCTTGTGTTGCTGTGTCTGCATTTGCAAAAATTTTATCGACTTTAGCATTTTTAAGTTCAGCATTGAAACCAGCTATTAATTGACCCTGTGCAGCATTTTGTGCAACAGCTACAGATTGTCTAGCTCCAAGAGTTAATTCATTAGTACCAACTAATAATGATATTAAACCATTTTCAGGATCATCTTTAAAATTTTCTAATTGTTCTTCTACTTTTTTTCTTACTAGTATCTCATCATTGAGAGCATTTATTTTGTCTATTTTTTTTTGAGCTTTTATTTGTTCTGTTACATCTTTAGCAATTTTATCTACATTAACATTATCTATTCCTGCTCTTTTTTTTTCTGCTATTGATTGTTTAATTAAGTTTATAATTTCATCTCTTTTAACAGATTTTATTGAAGAACCTTTTAATAAATTTTCTACTCTTGTTAGACAGGTATTTTTAGCCATTATTAATTTCCATTACTACAATTTACATAATCAGACACAACATCTTGTATTTCTTGTGATTTAGAATTTGCTTCATCTAATTGTTCTGAAGCATCTTTTAATGTTGTATCTTTTGGACCAAACTCTAAATTTAATCCTTTTTCAGATTGCGCTGTTCTTATTTTTAATAATCTTTCTTCTGATATTTTTAATTGTGTATCTTCTGGTTCTGCTTTCACTATACTATCTTTTACAGAATTTAATTCTAAATCGTCAGAAATATTTTTTCTATTTAAATTAACATCATTTACAACAGGTTCAGTTCTTACTTCTTTGTTTAATTTTTGTTTTTCTGCAAGTAAATCATTATATTTTTTTACTGCTTTTTGTAAATGTTGTTTATTAACTTTACCACCCTCTTTAACAATTAATGCTGTATCTTTTTTTATTGTTTCAATATTTTTTCTTGCTGCATTAATTTGTATATCAAGTTGTTTAGTTGATGTACCATTCATTACAGGATCAGCATTTGCTATATCAGTAACATTTACAGGTTCATCTAACTGTTGGTCGCCAATAGCTTTTGCTAATAATTTTTTTCTTAATTCTGGATCTGTTTGTTCTAATCTCATCATTAATTCACTATCAGCAGGATAATATTCTTTGTATAAATTTACTTCTGGCTCTCCACCTTCAATCGTACTTAAATTTTTTCTGTTTGCTAAAACTCTAGCCTCAAAATCTCTAGCGGTTTTCATATCTTTTAATTTACCAGCTCCAACATGAAGTCCACCTCCTATAACAGAGCCAAAACCAATATTCATAAAACTATCAACTAAATCATAGTCAGCTTGTATTCTTTGAGCAACTCCATAAATAACAGGTTCAACAAGAGCAGCACCTACAGCACCTTCAACCGCACCTCGTGCTAATCTAGCGGTTCTAAAACTTGTTGAAGCAGCGAGTCTAGCAAAGTTAGCTTGTCCAAAAACAGGTATAAAAGAAACACCAATATTTATAGGATCAAGAAAACTAACTCCAATACCTGTTGCTAATTTTGCAGCACCAACATAAAAACCACCAGATAAAGGATTCCAAGAACCTTTCGGTCCTCTTTGAATTATACTTTGTCTTTCTAATTCTTCTTCTTTTTGTTGAACCATTATATTTACAACTGATTGATATTCATCTTGTTCAAAATATAGTCCTAAATTTTGATATTCTTTATTTAAAACATTTCTGTCAACAGGTTCTAAATTTTTTAATCTTGATTCTTTCTGTGCTTCTAAAATATCTCCGTAGTTCATCAAAGATATTACTGGATTGTAATTCCAGTTATCTTTACCAACAGCTCCCAAGGTTTCAAATAAATTAGTTTTATATTGATCGTAACCTGTCTCTTGTGCTGTTTTGTTAATATTTAATCCAAAACCAAATTGAGCCATATTATTTTTCTTCTATTACTTCTTTTTTCGCTATAGGTTCTAAATCAACTTTAATAGAACCACCCATAACAAAAACATTTTCTACTTGTTCATTATATTTAAGATTTATATTAAATTTTTGTGTAGTACCGGGAACTGTGTAAGTTGTATCATTAAATTTAAAACTTAATTCTTCTTTTTTATCATTTATTATAGGAGCAAAAGAACCATTTGCTAACACTATTCCAAAAATTAAACCTTCTCCATCTGGAGTGTTTCTCCATTGACCATTGGTTTGCATTTGTGATTTCATTTTATTTGTTAATTTTACTTCATCTCTTTCAGTTGCCGATTTAAAAGCTATAGCTCCAAAATCTTCTAAATAATAATCTTTCAATACATTTGCTTTATCAATAATTCCATCTACACTTGATGATATGTCTGCTCCATTATAAATTTTTGGAATAAAGTAAGTATCTTCTAAATGAAAATTCTTAAGAAAAGTATTAGCAGCAGACTCTGCAGCATTTTCTGCGTTCATGTCCTTACCATACATTCTATTAATTGCTGCATAAGTTAAAAACTCCATAAGTTTATCCATTTCTGGTAATGTGCCACTACTATCTAAAGGAACATTTTGTCTTAAAATTAATTCAAAATCTTTCATCTCTTCACTAATCATAAATTTTATATCATCAAATTTAACCTCACCTGATGATAAATCTGCCGTTTTTCTTTTTAAAAAATCTTTTAATGAATTTTTTTCTTCTGTAGTATCAAGAGATAATGCTTCTATAGCAAGTTCAGAATTACCTAATGATAAAGCAATTTCAGCACCTTGTGGTAGACCACTTGTCTTTAATTGTGCTATAACTTTAGATTCATAAGCACCATAATCATTACCTAAACTTAACATTAAGTTTTGCATACCTTGTGCATCAGATTTTTCTGCTAAAGCAATATATGAATTTACAAAATTTGTTGATTGTTCATTTGTCATGAATCTATGTTGAGTTTCTGGTATACCTAATTTAGTTTGTTCTTTAGATAAAGCACTTGCTAACTCTATATTTTTTTGTGACATGGCTAAAGATTCTGCTCCAGAATTAAAAATTGGATCAGCTCCTTCTGATATTCCTTTTAATTCTTCTAATTCAGAAAATAAATTTGCAACCTCAGATTCATTTGTTTCTAATATGTAATTAACAGGATCATTCGATAAACCATCAATTCTTTTTTTAAGAATTTTTTGATAATGTTGTTCTAGCTCTTGAAATTTTAATTCTGTGTTTGATTCTTCAGCTTCATCTATAATATTTTTATATAATTCATTTAAATCTTTATCTGAAGAAGTAAGTATTAACTTATTATTTATAACAGTATCTTTTATTAAAGATTCTTGTGATAACATTTCATTTACAACTCTTTCTGTCATTACTTCTTTTGCAAGATTCATATCAAATTTAGGAGGATTTTTACCAGCCATAATAGTTGCTGTATAATTTTCCCACTCAGTAGTTATTTGAGGTCTAATAATTGTAGCAGCTTTTTCTTGTAAATTTGTTCTTTGTGCGTAAGATAAATCTGGCAAATAATTTTTATCTTTTAAAAGATAAAAAGTTTTTCTTGGTTTTTGTTGAACATCTTTTAAACCATCATATAATTGAATTTCTACAGGTATAGTATTTAACATTTTTTGTAACTCTGGTGGAGAAACTTGTGAGCTATAAGTATCTATTGTTAATTTTTCTAAACTTGTTTGTAAAGTCATTCTATCAATATCACTTGTCATTCCATTTGTGATTATTAATTCTTTTTGTTTTTCGTATTGATTACCTAAATCAACTAAAATATTTTTAGATATTAATGTATCAGTTTTAAAAATAATTTTTTGTGTTTCAGCTAAAGCATAATTTGAAAATTTATCTTGAACATTTCCATTAGTTGCTAAATCTTTATATTTTTTGATAAACTCATTAGATTTCTGTTTTAAATAAATATTAGCAGCATCTTTATTAGTTGCATATCTTTCATCTGTATTAATAGTATTAGTTACAGATTGCATATCGGTAATAAAATCATTTTCTAATCTCAATGCTTCTGCTTGATTTTGTAAAGCATTTTCTTTAATTTTTTGATCTACAATAGTTTTTGTTATAGGTGCTAATGCACTAGCAATATTTTGATCCAAACTCATTTTAGAATCTGTGGTAGTTCCTTGTAATTGAGTAAAAGAACCTTCTGCTTGAAATGTAGGTATTTTTGGCATTAAGCTGTTCCTTTGGGTTTATTCATCATTGAATATATGCTTGAACCAGTTTGTGCAATAGTTTGTATTTGAGCAAGTTTAGATTCGTTTCTACGCATAACACCTTCTATTCTAGCAAAATTAGCTTCTTCTCTTTTATTTGCTGCAGCTACTTGAGAATTATATCTAATTAAATTTTCTTGTAATTTTGCTTCATAAGCGTTTGATAAAGCAATATTATAAGCACTACCACTACCCATAACAACACCAGATTTAGCAAGCGCTACTTTAGTTTCACCTTCAATTTTTTTAAAATTTTTTTTAAATTGTGCAATGTCAAAATCTGCTTTTGCTTCTAATTGTTCAGCTTGATTTTCAAGAACTAATGCTTTTCTATTAGAAACTTTTTCATTATATTTACCAATTTTTTCTTGAGCTTGGTATTGAGCAATACCCATAGCTGCTGTAAATACTGGTGCTGCTGCTCCCATTAGAATATCCTCGCATATCTGTATTGGTCTGAACCATCAAAACCAAACTTTCTCATTAAACCTTCGTTCTTCAAACCTAACCACTCTGCAAATCTTTGACCTTGTACAAAGTCTTTTCTGATTGAAGTTTGAACTCTTACAATATTATTTTCTTTAGCAACTCTTGCAAAATCTTTTTTAATTGCTTTTGCTACACCTAATGGATACTTCCACATGTCGCTTGTTGCTATGACCCAACCTTCTGCTACTTGACCCCATATCATTTTCATACCTGCAGCAAAGATAGGTTTATTGTCTGCTAAACCAGTAAATGCTAAATAATCTTGTTCTAAGTTTTTAGCATTACCTTCTATATTAATATAATTTTTATCTGCCTCTAATACCTTATGGTTCATTTGTTGAGATAAAATAAATTGTCCATGTTGTGCAGTATATGGCACTATATGTAGTATGTTAGCCTTACCACTATAAAACCATCTGTATCGTAGTTTCCTCTAAATTCAACTTCTTTATCACCTGTGAATGGTGCAATACCTTCGTTCATCGGATTGGCAGATGATCTGAAAGGTATTCTTTCCATATTATTTAAGTCTGGTCCTACCTCAACACCTACAGTTTCAAACAATCTAATAGTTATTTCGTATATTCTTTTTGTTTTACCTTGTGATGTTCCATTCTGTGAACCAGCATCTATTCTCATAGTTTGAAGTAAAGAAGTATAAGCTAAACCAATTTTTACTTTCTTAGCAGCTCTATCTAAACTTATTGCACCCGAACTAACAGTTTTATCTGGGTGCGTTGCGCCATCGGCTAATATAGAAACTGTTTGTCCTTCAAGGTGCGAAAGACCTGATAATGTTTCGACAACTTGATCTACTGTATCACCTGATGTATGTGCTGCTGCAGTAGTTAAGTTTTGACCTCTTGTACATCCTGTAAGATCATTTGATGATTTACCTGTGTAAGCTATGATCTCTTTATTTATTTTTATCTTACCCGAACTGTTAAAAGAACTTGCGTCTGTCAATGTGATTGTAGTTGCTGAATTTGTTATATCTCCATTGAGTGTTGTTGAAACACCATCGTAGTTTAGCTGGCTGTCTAAATAATTAAATGAAGTATTATCTGTTTCTGTAAAATCAAATGTATTAATAACTTCAACATATCTTTTAGTTGCACCATTGATAGTTCTTTTTACAATTACATAAACTTCATATTCATCTAAATCTGTAGGAATAACTGCAACACTTTCACAAACTGCATTACCAGTTCCAAATGATCCACCAAAGATATGTCTATGCCAAGCAACTACTTGTTGATCTCTTTGATAAGTTAATGCAACTAATTCACCATCTTCTCTTACTGCATATACAATAGATAATGGCTCTTCTTGATATGCCATTTGTGTAATACCACCTTTAGTAATATGTTCGGCAAGTATTGTTAAATCTGGTGCTACATAACCATCTACATCAAAATTAAATGCAAGTTCTCTAATTTTTCTTTTTGCTCTTTGTAAAAATAGTGTTGCGTTACCTACTGGTACAGCATCTACATTTGCTCCACCAAAGTTAGATTGTTTCTTAATAATAATATTTGTTGGTGTTATTGCATCATTATCTCCACCCCCATAAACTGCAAACTCACCTCCTGCAGTTCCAATAATTAAAGTTCTAGTTGGTGAAAGAAATCTTATGGCATTAACTTGGTTTGATGCGATTGTATAAACAATAGCATCATCATCTGCAACAGTACCACCAATGTTTGCATCCATGTTTTCATAATCACCAGACTTTGAAAAATAAATTGTTTGTGGATTGTTGAGTGTTGCTGCAAATACTAATCTTTGTTCAAAGAAGGTTACGCAAGAAGCATGACCTGTGGTATCTGAAAATGCACCTAACGACCAATCAGTTGATGCACTAGCTGATCCTGTATCTTTTGTAATTTCAACAGTTACTACTGTTGCACTTGTAAAACCTGTTACCTTTGCATGACCATCTCTAAATCTAATTAATCTTCCAACATCTGTTGAAACAAATAAACTTGCACTAGCAGTAAAAGTTCTACCAGTTCCAACTGTTTTAGATGAAGCAGTGATTGTTGTTGTAGATATATTTGTATCTAAGTATGGACCATTAGTAAAATCCACAGTTGCTAGTGTCCAAGATGTATGACCTGTTCTTGATAGCTTTCTTGTTGCATGACTAGGATGCGTTATGTACATCACGTCAGCACTTTGTGCGAACTTAATATCAAATAGTTCTGCAGTTAAGTATGGTGTAGATATTTCAAAAGCTGAACCACCCGATAACACTTGACCTTTATCTTTGAATACTCTCATATACTGATTGCCAAACTCAAGTATGTAAGTTTGTGTTGTTGAAAATTCAAAAGGTATTAATCTTGTTTTAGCTGTACTCGTTTTTACTTCAGCGATAAACTGAGTACCCGGTCTACGAGCTGCAGCACCATGCGGATAGATAACTATATTCTCAAGTGTCTTGCAACCTGCTGGATATTTAGATAAATCATTTCTACCATCTAATCTTGGTGATAGTTCACCTGCTGTAAAATTTGTAAGTTGTGCAGCTACTCTAGCCATGTATTAGAACCTTGCGTTTATAAATGTACCAGCGTCTATAACATCTGCCATTCCATCTTCTTGAGTAGTATTATATCCTTCAGTTGAATCTACAAATCTAGCGTCTTTTAATTTTTCTTGATACAAAGCAATCATATTTTGCTGTGTAGTATTGTTTGATGTGATAGCGTATGCTATATCTGCAGACAATGCTGCTGATAATGTTTCTCTTAACAATTCGTCATATTGATTTGGGTCTGTAACTCTTGAGATATATAATATCTTCATAGAAGAATTATTTGATAATATGGATCTACCTTCTACTTTATGGTTTGAATCATAATCTAATATTCTAAGTAATCTTAAACAATCACCCGGTAGATCATATTTAAAACTAAATCCCCATGCTGGAGTATCTGTTGATGATGATAGTTCTAATCTTTTTTGTAAACAATTCCAAGGATGTGATCTGAATACACTATCTCTTATTTGAGTAAATCTAGCGTTGCATAGTCTAGCGTTTTTTGAATCTTCTGTTAAGGAAACAATAGTTGTAGCACCTAACTGATTTAATGATCCATTACAAATATCAACTATTGACGCCATACTACTTCCTTATAATATACTTTCTTCTAATATGTCTATCTTTTTCTAAAGATAACATTTCAGCTTCTGTCTTACCTTCTTTGGTATTAAATCCATAATGATACTTTGGACCATACTTAAATCTATCTACCAAAACATATCTGTATACATAGTTACCCTTTTTAAAATGTAATACAGTTTCTAAATCTTTTATCTGTTTCATACATTCTAGGGGAGTTCCACTCTCGCTTTCCTCCCCTAAAATTCTAGTTATTAGTCAATTACATATAACATCTGCAACTGAATAGTACCAGTACCATTAGCACCTGCTAATGTAACTGTAACTGGAACACCATCTTTGTTGGCATCTGTTACTGCATTTTTGTCTAATGCAATCGTGTCTAACACTGCAACACTTTCTGCAGAAGTTGAAGCTGCAGCAGCTTTGTATTGATCTACATCTGCTGCTTCAGTTGTACCATCTGCTTTAGTGTGTGCTGCGTAACCTACAGAAATAGTAGTCGATGATCCTAACGCATCATAAGCTACTGAGCCTGATAAAAGTCTCGCACCATTTGGTATGCTAAACATGTGAACTGTTGATTGTTCTGCACTCGCTTCGTACTCAGCAAAAGCAACTCTTACTCTACCAGCAAGTTCGTTTGCTTTTACTTTTTGTGAAGGTGTAGAATCAATCTTAGCTTGTTGTATTGAGTCAGCCATAATTATATCCTCCTTCTATTACGCTTCGTGTGCTTGAACTTCTACTACTTTTTCTTCTTCCATTCTAGTAGCACCAATGCTCATACAGTAGTACACTTGAGTTGCGTAAGATTTGTCAGCTCTTTCGTCAATACGAGCTTGAACATCTTTACCAACTGCTAATGTAATACCATCTTGTGCAAATGCGATACATGATCTTTTAGAAGATGCAATAGATAGTCTGTTTGATACTATAAAGTTAAAACCTAAGAACGAGTTGATTTCACCATTTGCCAATGCTTTGACAGTGTTAAAATC